AAAAGGGTTCCCCGAGTGGCCGGAATACCGGCAGCCCGCTTGCGAGCCGTCCACATCGAGGAAGATTCGGTCTGATGCCTGCCCCCGGAGGGCGAGGCACCCTTTGTCGTATGTGTACTGAAACTCCTCAGCTGAAGAAGTACGGAGAATCAATAACTTGCGCGAGGTCGAGGTCGCCCATCGGAGGCGGCTCGGGCAGAAAGCCGTAGGCCGCTCGGAACTCCTCCAGCACGTCGTGCCGGGCGTACATATCCACGAAGACCTCGCGGATGATTTCGTACAGGCGGGCCGTGTCGGCGGCGTGGGTGCCGTAGTCGTCGTGGATCATGGCGAAGGCGTTGATGCCCTCGGCCTTGGCCCGGTTGACCACCAGCGTCAGGTGGCTGGCGTCGAGGCTGTGTACGAAGTTGGGGGCGATGCCGTTGCGGTGCCGGGACTTCTTCACCTCGTCCGTGCTGCGGCGCACAGAGAGCTTGGCGTTGCCGCACAGCTTGGTGTTGATCCGGTGCTCCTCGGTCTCCCAATACACCTGCGTCACCGGGAAGCCGGACGGCGTGATCCACTTGATGCGGTCGTAGCCCTCGCGCAGGATCGCCGTGGACGCCTTCTGGAGCCACGCCATTGCGTCGGCTGCCGCCACTACCGTGTCAGCGATGGCGACGCCGAGGCGCTTGCTCAGGAAGCGCGCGGCCCTGTCGTACAGCTTCTTGTCCAGCTCGGGGAACTTGTCCGCCTTCAGGTAGTCGCTCACGATGAAGTCCGCCCAGCTCGATTGGCGCGAGCCGTAGGGCAGGGTCATCACCGAGCGCTTCACCAGCGAGCGGGTCAGGCCGTGGTCCAGCCACAGCCTGCGGAACCCTTCCTCGTCGTCCTCCTCGGCTTCGAGGAGCTTGGTCACGAGGTCCGCCACCATCTGGTAGATGTCATTCGGCAGCGGTGCCGGGATCAGGTTGGTCGCCTTCCCGCCTGCACTGTCGCGCAGCATCGCAGAGAAGTTCTGAAGACCATTGCAGGAACCATCCATGCCGACTGCGATGCGGCTCTGGAAGCGATCCCCGAACACTTGCCACTGCTCGTACTCCAAGCACCAAGCGAGGAATTGCAGCGGCTTGTCTGCGGCCTTCCACTCGTCGTTGTTCACCGGGTCCGAAGCAAACGCCAGAATCTGGTCGTGATGCTCGGCCACCCACTTCACACGATCCGGCAGAGACGCCTTGTCGTAACCCCATCGGTTTGCTCCTGTAATGCAGAACCAGTCCTTTGCCGACTTGGTGAGCAGAGGCTTGCCCTCGCCAAACTCCAGCAGCGCCTTCTGCAAGTCCGAACCCTGCGGCGAGACGCCGGTGGTCTGGACGTACTTGCGCCCTCGGAAGTCCACGAAGTAAACGAAGTAGATTGCCGGGTAGTCAACGAACTTGCGCGCCACCCGCATGGCGTTGTAGAACCGGTTGCTCTTGCTGTTGCGCAGACGCTCGTCGGTGTGCCAGTCGGCCACCTCGCGCTTCCACTTCTTGAACTCGCGCTGCTGGGATTCGGTCATGTCCTCCTTGGTCATGCCCTTCGCCAACCATTCCGGCTTGCGCGGCTTCGGCAGCTCGGCCTGCGAAATAATTTCCTCCATGTCGTGGACTCGCGCCACTGCGGACACAGCCTCCAGCATGCGGCGGTTGATCCGCCACTTCACCTGCTGCAACGAATTGACCGCAGCCATCTCGTTGCGCAGCTCGGCAGAGCGGTAGTCGTCGCGGGTCTGAGCGTAGGTCTTCACCATCCAAGGGTGCAGCCTACGCATTTCGTTGGTGTGGAATCCTCCGTTGTCCACGTCGGTCCAGTCCTTCGGCGGCTCGACGCACGGCAGGAAGTACGGGGTGCTCTCGATGACGAACTCGCTGATCTGGTGGATCAGCTTGCGCACGTCCTCTGTCAGCTCGACGTGCAAGTTGGTCTTCGTCCTGCGGCGACCACCAGACACGATGGTCTCGTTCACCACCCCGGCGTTCACCATGCCCATCTGCGCAAGCTGGTCAACGATGTAGCCACCGACCTGATCGCGCTGCGCCTGCCCCCACTCGTGGAACTCGACGCCGTTCTTCCTGCCCTGCATCTTCATCACGGTCATGCGATGCGTCTCGTTGACGCTCAACTTGCGGTCCATGTCGTTCATCAGGTGGTAGAACAGCGTCGGCTCCGCGTCGGCAAACTGGGTCAGCAGGTACTCGTGGTACACGTTGGTGCCCACCTGCTTCACCACCTCACGACCGGCAGCCTTATCCTTCTTGCCCTGCTCGGCGATGCAAGCTGCCAAGCAACCACGGACGGCCACGAAGGCGATAGCCTCGTACCATTCGGTGGCTTGTTCTTCGGCGGTGATGGCCTTCCCACGCTTGTCCTTCCGCTCTGGGTCGTACTTCGCCCGCAGAAGTGGCACGTGGGCCTGCGCTCTGCCGATGCGCGGCTTGTCGATGTCAGCCCGGATACGCTCCGCAAGCGGAAGCACGAACCGGCGATACACCGCCTGAGCGTACGGGTTGTTCGGCGCACCGCCGTTCTCCTCGTTACGCTCGATGGCCTTGCGCATGCGCTCTTGGCCGAAAGCATAGGTCTCCAGTTCGAGTTCCACTTGTGTGAGCATGCTACCTCCGGTTGTGTGCTTCGTCGAGGACTCGCGCCATCGCCTCGTTCACGACCTCGCGCAGGTGCTCGTTTGGGAACAGCTGCCGGGCGTAGTCGTCGAACGGGATGGTGATGCTGATCCCGATGCTGCGGGTGAGTTCTTGGTGGGTGATGTCGATGCGGATATTGCTGCTCATCGGTCCGCCTCCACCTTGTCATGGCGGATGCCCTTGTAGCGCGGCTCGCGCAGCAGGCCGTACTTGCTCAGGGACATGGATTCGATTTCCACGATGTCCCCGATGCAGGGCAGCTGGTCCGCGCTGTGCGGCACGCCGCTACCGACTTCCTGCTCCTTGCCTTCGCCGAGGTCCACGACCACCGTCCACACGTCGCGCCCGGTCTTCTCGCCGGTGCTCATGTTGACGCGCAGCACTCGCAGGTCCAGCGTCAGGGTGGGCTTGATCTTGATGACTTCGCCCTTCGTTCCCTTGTCGCCCTTGGTCCACGTGCCGCTCGGCTTGCGCAGGATCAGCCCGTCGTACGGGCCGCTCTCGCACAGCAGGCGGGCGGCTTCCATCGGCTCCAGCTCCTGATCCACGAGGAAGCCTTGCGACTCCGCGAGGAAGAACGGTGCCTTGCATTCCTCGATCTTGCTGAGCGTTGCGGGCAAGCGGCCCACGCGGTCGAGGTAGGTCAGCGGGCTGAAGCCCTGCTCCCACTCGCCGATGCTCACGAAGTCGAAGACCACGAAGAACGGTTCGGTGTACTGCGTGCCGTCCTTCTTGCGGAACATGCCGCTCACGGTCGGCTGGTCGATGGTCGGGTGCCAGTATTCGCCGAGGTACACGCCGATGGGAGCGAACGGCGCAGCGGCCAGTGCTTCCTTGATGTGGTTCGCGGACACCACTTCCTCGCCGGTGCGGCTGAAGATAGTGATGTGCTCGACTGAGTTGGCAGCCTTGACCACCACGCAGTTGCAGCCGTCGTACTTGGGCTGCGCGAGGTACTCGGTGCGGAGCATGTCGTCGCTGGGGCGCAGGCGCTTCTGCACCTTGTCCAACTCGACGGCCTTGTGTACGATGTAGGGCTTACTCATCGGCCTTGGCCTCCTTGTTCGGGAGGTTGTTGTGGACGGTCAGCCCGCCGACGGTGGATGCGATGCGGCCGGACATGAAGTCCGTGACGATCTGGCCGATCCACAACTTGCGCGGCACCATGCCGGTGCGGTAGCCTTCCCACGCATCGGCGATGCGAGCGTACAGCTCGGCCTTGCCTTCGTCGTTCAGACCGGGGAACGCGGTGTTGACTGCATCCTGCAACGCTTCCTCGTGATCGCCATTGCCCCAAGCAACGGCATTCTCGTAGGACTGGATCAGACGCTGGGTGTTGGACTTGTAGTTCATCGGTTCTCCTCAGTAGTTGCCGATTGCGTTCGTTGCGAGCGGGGCGATGGGCGCACCTTCCTGTTCCAGCTTCTTCTGGAGCAGGCGACATGCGCGCCACGCAGCACCTTCGTAGTCCCCCTCGCTGAGGTGCCGGAGGATGCAGTTGGCGTCGTCCTTGGACAGTGCCCGGTTGTCCTGCAACGGGCTTCCGGGGTTGTGCTTCTGGTTCCCCTTGAACGAGTGGTGCGCGATGGCCGTCATCGCCGCAGGGAACTGCCCGAACAGCACGTCGAATAGCGGGTACTCCTTCCGCGAGGCGCTGTCGTTGGGCAAGGTGGACTCGTTGCGTGCCCCGTCGTTGAGCGGGCGGGTGCGTCCGTATTCGTTTCCGTAGTTCATCAGTACCTCTCTGCGGGTAGTGGTAACGCCGCCCACCATCATGCGGCGGCGGAGGAATTGCGGGCGGACATAGCTCGGCGTGATCCGCCCGTCGAAGAAGACCTCGACCACATCGAAGAATACCCGGCGGACGGTGCCGCGCAGGCCGATGAGGCCCGGCGCGTTTCCTACGTACTGAACGAGCATACCGCTGTGGATGTCGTTGATCTTCATGGTTGCCTCTATGCGGGAACGGTGATGTGGCGGCGCTGCTCGATGTTGGTCGTCAGCTTGCGGCCACGGCTGTGCCCACCACACTGCGTGCATTGCAGCAGCAGGTAGGTTCCGACCTGCGTGCGGGCCGGGGACTTCTGCGGGATCATTTCGTTGTTCCCGCACTTGTTGCAGCGGTGCTCGCTGCCGTCGGCCTTGTAGTACACCGCGATGTTCGGGTGCCTACTGTACCAGCCGCGCAGCTTGCGGTACTCGGCCTTCATGGACTTCACGTCGGTGATGTTGTACGCCTCGCACTCCTCCCATGCACCAGGCAAGCCCTGCATGCACGCCACCCACAGGTCGAAGCCGGGGAAGTTCGCGTGGTCGTACTTGCGCAGCTCGGGGACGATGACGCCGGTTGTATACTCCAGCTTCTGCGAGGTGAACGCGAACTCGTCTCGGTTCAGCAGCATCGGGTCGATCACGCTGACCGGGGAGAGCGGCGGGAAGCCGAGGATGGCGAGGCGGGCCTTCACCTTGCGCAGGTCGAACTTCTTGCCGTTGCGGGCGAGAACGAAGTCCGCCGCGTTGAGCAGGGCGTGGAGAACCTTGGCCTGCTTGCGGTCATTGAACACGTCCTTCTCGCGGCGCTGGTCCACGTAGATCGTGGCCTCGTCGTTGTCCAGCCACTCCGCAGCGAACGACATGAGGGACCAGTCGCGCTTGATCTGCTTCGGGCTGAAGTTGTTGTTGAACATCTGCCATCCCCAAAACTCGATGGGGAAGGTCTCGATGTCGAGGCACAGAATCTTCGGTCCGTGCTTCGGGGCATGCTTCAGGAATGTGGTGAGGTTCACGGGTTCTCCTTCTTCTTGGCTCGGGTCTTACGCGCCTTCGCATTGCGAGCGATGCGCTTCTCGTCCTCGGTCTTGTGGGTGGGGTGCAGATAGCCCGTGATGTTCGTCATGTGCTTTCGCAGGTAGTTCGCAAGCCCCCCGCAGAAGGCGAGGATGTCCCGCACTCCATAACGTGGGCCGTTGTTCTCGACCTTGCCCAGCAGCGAGTTGCACCCACGATGGAGTACGCCTCGCACTGCGCCAGTGCGGTGATCGTGATCCAGCACCGGGTCGAGCGGTGCCTTCAGTCCGAGCTGCCCGCCGCACAACGCGCAGCGGTTGCCCTGTTCTGCTGCGAGCTTCACCCGCACCAGCTTCACCTGTGTTGCTGTCAGTCGCTTCATCGCTTCAGTTCCTCCAGTGCTGCGCGCTTCTCGTTGACTTCCTCGGCGAGGTCGTAGAACGCCTGCTTCAGCTTGTCCCCGAACACGTCCAGCTGGAGAACGTCCAGCAGACTTGCGTCGCGGTCCGTCCGCATCCACAGTAGCACCGCCTGCTCGGCAAAGTACCGCTGCCACCCTTCGCCCTTCACCTCGGCGTACTTACCGTACACCAGCGGCGCGGCCTCGGCGTTGCTCTTGGTTCCGAACAGCAGCTCCTCCGCCGTCACCTTGCCAACCTTCGGCAAGCCGGGGATGAAGTCCGCCGTGTCTCCCATGAGCATCTGCATCCAGAACCACTTGTGCCCATACTGCAAGCCGTCTGCGCCCACGATGTCGTAGGTGCCGAGCGGTACGTCCACGATGTGGTAATCCTCCCACGTGATGTGGGTGCCGCAGAACATACGCATGTCCTTGTCGGCGGTGTGGATCACGTGCAGCACGTTGCCGTGCTTGGCTGCTCCGGTGCTGACGAAGGCCATGCCATCGTCCGCCTCGCGGGTCGTCCAGATTTTCGGTGTGAAGTGCGGGCCGTCGTACGTCTCCATCCACTCGCGGAGGAAGGCCCAGTTGTTCGGCTTGCGTCCTGACTGGCGCTGCCCCTGATACGGCTGAGTCGTAGCAGCGAGGAACCTGTCACCTTTCGATGATGCGCCATGTGTGAGGTGCATGACGACACGATCCGCTCCGCTGATATGCTTCAGATGCGAGACGCGGGAGAGCACGTTGCGCCGTGCGTCCCCCGCAGAACAGTTCTCGCTACCGGCGCAGAAGTACGCAGCGTAGTCCCCGTCCACGTGAGCGATCACGTTGCGGTTGTGCTGCCGTACTTCCACGACGGGCATCGGGGAGCGCTCCGCAGCCGCAGCCATCAGAGCGCTCAGGTCCATCAGGCGACGCCTGCCATCGGGTCGTCCATGTCGAACGGCGGCTTGTCGTCCTCGCCGCTCTGCGCGTTGTCCACGTCACCGACCGCCGCGTCCAGCGCATCGACGCCTTCCTTGGTGACGGTGCCGCCGACCAGCTTGGAGGCCGCGTAGTCGTAGCACGGCAGCCCCTTGAAGTTCAGCGCCTTGGCGATTTCCAGCTGGATGGTGTTCTTGCTGCGCGCTTCGGCGACGACCTTGCCGGTCTTCTCGTCCTTGCGCTCCGGGTACTCGCCTTCGATGTAGATGCTGTCCCACATTTCGGCGTCGGCGAAGTCCCACACGAACGCCTTCAGCTCGGTCAACGCCGCGCCCACCGGGAACACCTGCTCCAGCAGGTTGCCGGTCGGCTCACCGTCTTCCAGCTCGGGGACTTGGATGATCGGCTTGCGGACGGACTCCTTGTCGATGTTGGCGTACGTCTTCTTCTTGCCTTCCGGGCCGCGCTCTACGTGGACCACGTTCAGCAGCACCGGCTTGCCGAGCAGCTGGACGAAGTGCTTCTCGTCGGTACGCAGGCGGGAGAACATCTTGAAGTACGCGGCCTTCTCGTTGGTCGAGAGGTTGAGGCGCAGGCTCAGGCGGACCGGAATCTTGACGCCGCCATCCAGTTCCTTCGGCGGGTGCTTCTTGCCGATCAGCTCGAACACGATGATGACTTCGTTGTTGGTCTTCTTCTTGCCCTCGAACTCGCTCTCGTGTTGGCCCACCTCGTAGTAGGCGACGATGCGAGCGCCGGTCTGCCCGGCCTCGGGCGGAGTGTAGTCGCCGCCACCGGCGGACGCCACGGACTGGTCCTGACCCTTCTCCTGCACCTGCTTCAGCAGCTTGTCGAGACTCATGCTTGGTTCTCCTTATTCAAACGACGGGTTGTGATTACCGATGAAGTCCTTTCGGATTTGCATGCGGTACTCGGGGAACAAGACGGCGAACTCTGCCGGAGGGTTGTGCTCCTCCATCATGTTGTCGCCCATCTTGGTTTCGCATGGCACGCCGAGAGGCAGCTGCCACTTGAACCACCACTCCATGTAAACGGAGGCTTCGAGCATGCTTGCATGCAGGAGCGCCGCCGCTTCCGTGGCGATGGGTGCTGCGCTGTCCACGTACACAGCATCGTGGACCTGATTCACCAGCAGGGCTTGGCCGAGCCAGCGCTCCGGCTGGGTGACGTACATGCGGTAGAAGGCGCGCAGCGAGACGTACATGCTCGCCTTGGCCCACTCGCCGCCCGTCCCCTGCACCGGGTAGTTCTTGATTTCCGTGGGCGAGAACGACTGCGCCACGCCGCCGCGCGAGGCGGGCTTGGTTGCGATGAACTTGGGAGACGGGGACTCGCTGAAGGAGTACATCTTCCCGTCCGGCGTGGTGAAGTGTGAGCGGCCCAGCTGACAGGTCAGGCCCGGCACATCCGGGTGCTGCACGAAGCGGCCAGTAGTCACGCGGTTGGCCTTGATGACCTCCATCATGTGGTCGATGTACTCGCCCAGCTCCGGGTAACGCTCGGCCTCGGCGCGCACCAGCTTCTCCACTTCTTCCTCGGTCATGCCCGTGGTCGCTGCGATCTTCGCAACGCCTGCGCCGTACGCACGCTGGAAGGAGAAGACCTTCGCGTTGCCGCGCATCTTCTTCCACTTGCTGTGCTCCGGGTGCGTCTCGTCCTTCGCTGCCTTCAGGATGTAGGCGTAGTCCTTGCCTTCGGCTGCACCCCATGCCTGCTCGGCACGCAGGACGTGCATGTCCAGACCAGCCTTCAAGTCTTCGATCAGCTGTCGGCATTGGGTGAGGATCGCCTGCACGTAGATTTCCAGCGACGTGAAGTCCGACTGGATGATCTTGCCACCGGCGTGGCGGCTGATGAACGCGCGCTTGATCTGGCTGCCCTTCTCCTTGCCGGTCTCCTCGTCGTACTCGCCCTTGCTCACGTTCTGCAAGTTCGGGTCGCTCGACGACAAGCGTCCGGTCACGGTGTTGGTCATGTTGAGCTTGTGATGGATGATGCCATCCGGCCCAACCAGCGTGAGCATTCCCTTCTGCTCGCCGGTCTTCTCGTCCGTCGTGATGAAGTACGTGGACAAGTCCTTGTGGATGTCGGCGCGCTTGGCGAGCGCCTTCAGGAACGGGATGTCACGAGAGCCAAGCTCCTCGATCACTTCCGCTGCGGTGGAGTACACGCCCGGATCGGACTTGCTCTCCCATCGTTCGCTGCCCTCGGTGTAGCCGGGGAACACGAACACCATGTCCTCGTTGCGGAACTTGGGCTTGGTCAGGTCATCGACCTTGACCTTCTTGGTCTTGCGCTCGCCCTTGTTCTTGCCACCAGCGAACACCGCCACATCGGGGAACTTCTCGGCGATGCCGTCGAAGGCTTGCAGCTCGTTGGCGTTGTACTCGCCGATGCTCCGGGTCGTGCCGTCCACCAGCACGTAGTGCAGCTCGTCCTTCTGGACATACTGCTGCTTGCCGGTCTCGGGAACCAGAATGGGAACCTTCGCCACGTACTTGACGGGGCCGCCGAAGATCAGCGCGCTCTTGTGGAAGCGGCTGTTCCAGTTGAAGGTCAAGCCCTCGGGCAGCTCGGGGATGTAGGACTCCAGCTCTGCGGTGGCGTCGGCAAGCTCCTGCTCCAGCTTCTTCGCATGCTCCAGCGCCCACGGCTTGTCCACGAACATGCCGTTGTACTCGGCTTCGATGGTGAAGCACAGCGCGCCCATGTTGAGCAGCGCCGAGCGCAAACCGTTACGTGCACGGAAGGCATCGAGCTGACCGAGGAACATCTTCTCGGTGTTGCCGATGTCGCCCACGTCATCCGTGTCGTTGGTTCCGACGAGGTAGTCCATCAGCAGGGTCTTGTCGATGTCGCACGTGTCCACCCCTGCATTCCACAGGGACTTCACCGCGTCGTCCTTCAGGTTGCCGCCGTACCTCGGGGCCACCTCGTCCATCGCGCACATGTGGAACTCTTGGGTCATGCCGTGCAGCAGGTATTCGGCAAGCTGGCAGTCCCACACCATGCCACCACGGTCGATGAACTCGATCCATGCCATGCGATTCTGCGGGCCTTGGCAGATGGCGTGCAGGATGTCGAACTTGATGTTGAAGCCGACGAGATACTGCGCGCCGTAGCACAACTCCTTCAGCCAACCATCCGGCGCACCGCCGACGTAGTTGTTGTCCTCGTCACGTCCGGTGGTGAAGTACCGGCCGCTGTTCTTGGCATCGCCCTTGCGCTTGTGGCCGATGGCGACGATGCGGTTGAGGTTGTAGAACGGATTCGCCTTGCGCTTCAGCGTGGCGCGGATCGTGGTCTCCAAGTCGAAGGACACGTAGCTCATAGCGGCCACCGTTGCAGAGCCAGCTGGTACATTTCATCCGACGCATCGCCATCCAAGTCGAGACCATCACGCACCCAGCGGAACACGATGATGCGATCCTGCTTGTCCTTGATGTTGCGCTGCTTGCAGATCGTGGTGGCCTCTACCGCGCGCTGATACCAGCCGGGATCGGCAGTCACCATGACGTTGAACACGCCGTTGCGAAGCGCATACCACGTGCTGCTGTAGTCCTCGTCTTCCTCGTAGTGCCCATCGGCACCAGAGCATATGGTCCACCCAGCCTTGACCAGCTGATCCAGTGCCTCTCCGAAGTCCTCGACCAGCACGAGGAAGTCGATGTCCGTGTCGGTTACGGGCGGCTCGACGGTGTAGCTGCTGCCGGTGCGGCTGGACGTGATGACGCCCACGTTCTTCGGCAGGTAGATGTTCGGGGTGTGGCTCATGGCGTCTTGCCTCCCGGCTTGGTGATCCACACGGTGACGCACGGGATCAGGTTGATGCACCAGCGCAGGTTGTGCTTGCTGTAATGCACACCGATCCACGCGCTGCCCTTGTTAACTAGCCACCCGCACTTCCAGCCCGAGAAGTCCTCGGGCTTATTGTTACTTCCGATTCCCGAACTCATGCTGCCTCCTCGTAGAAACGGGCGCGCTCTGCGTCGAACATCACTTCGGCGCGAGGATCACGCTTACCGCCTGCGCGGTGCAGCTTGTTCTTCGGCGTGCCGATGTAGCGGAAGCGATCCATCGCAGGATCGTTGAGCTTGCCGCCCATGATGATGAAGTCGCACGCGCCCTGCTTGCCCGTCTTGCTGTCCTTCAGTGCGGACTGCGGCGGGAACTGGACACCCTCGCCCTCGGCGCTGATCTGCGAAGTCGCCACGCCCACAGCGTCGTACTTCACGCACCAGTTGCGCGCGGCTTGGTACATGGCTTCGAGCATCTGATCGGTACGCTGCCCGCCGTTGGTCATGCCGCCGGTGAACGTGATGTTGTCGATCATGTCGAAGATGATGAAGCCGGGGTTGGTCTGTTTGATGATCGCCTCGACCTCGCCAGAGGTGAAGCCGTGGATGTCGTAGAACTGCATGCGGTGGATGTCGCCGCCCATCGCTTCCTCGATCCGCTTGCGGATGCTGCCGTCCTTCGCCCACTCCACCATTTCGGGGATCGTTGCGTTTAGGAGGGACTGATACCAGCGCTGCTTGATGCGCTTGCCCGGCCCCTCGTTGTTGAGCCAGATGCCGGTGCGCTTCTGGTCCGGCCATACCTCGTCCAGCTGCGGCAGCCAGAACGTGGACTCGCTGGTCAGGAACGTGGTCTTGCCTGCGTCGGGGCGCATGGCGTAGATGCCGAAGTCGCCGCCGCGCATCGGGCGCAGGTTGCTGCTCAGGCTGGGGAGGCGGAAGTGGATTCCGATGTCGCCCTCGTCCATCGCCATCAGCTCCTCGGGCGTCTCCTGCACCAACGGCAGCCGGGCCTTGCGGTCCATGCGTTCGGTGATTCCTTCGGCCAGAGTGGACAGCTCATCGCGCAGGGAGAACTCTGCGCCGCCATTCCACTGCACGATCTTGCTGACGGCGGACGTGGCAAGCTCCAGCTCCAACAGCTTTTCGATCATGCCCTGCTCCGCCTCGGGCGGGACAGCCTCCCGCATCGCACGCAGCTGCAACTTCAGCAGGGACTTCTTGTCGTCGGGGAGTTGCTTGAACTTGAACTCCATCGCCCAGCCGTCGAACACGTCGTGCGGCAGAGTCTTGGTGTCGGGGAACTCCTTGTAGTACGCGCGCAGCGCATCCAGCATAAGCACGGTCAGCTCGTCCAACCCCTCGCGCGGGGCGTTGGGGACCAGCCGGTCGAACTTTCCCTTGTCGCTGCACAGTCGCAGCAGTGTGAGGTCAAGACTCATCGGGTTCCTCCGCTGGTTGGGATTCTCCTCGCGCTTCTTCAGGAGTCACGCGGGTGCAGTTGGTGCAGCGAGAATCGGGAGCGAGCCACGCTGTCTCCTCGCCGCACTGGTAGCAGTTCTTCATCTCAGCTTCTCCTCAATGTAGTCGGCCGGGTAATACTTCGGATCACGTGGTGACGTGATGTTCCTATAGTCCAAGCCGAACGCACGAAGGCGGGCGGCGATTTGTTTCGCAGCATCCTGACCGGGATTGCTCCCGTTCGATCTGCCCCTGTCGTCGTCGAGCCACGTCGCTACACGTTGGCCTCGCTCAATCAGCTGCACCAGCACCTTGTTGTGCAGCTTGGTGCCGAGCAACGACCACGCTTCTGTTACCAGTCCCACCTTGTATGCGGAGAGCGGGTCTTCGCATAGAACGATGGTGTCTCCCTTGCCCACGCCGAAGCGTGCGACGAGTCCATCTTTCGGGACATCAGGAGTCAGCCACTTCGGTTGCCTCGTAGAGGACCGGGCTGTCCAGTACACATGGCGGTCGCCTTCCATGATGGGTAGTACCACGCGCCCGATGTCCGGGCACCAGTACAGGCCGAGTTCCCCTATCATGCGAAGCGAGAGACCCATCTTGTAGAACCACACCTTGTCACGCAGCGGCCACTCGGTTGTGTCGTAGACACGTGGCTCTGGCAACTCAACAGTTGCGCGCACTCTGCGCTCGCTGGTTTGCTCGGCATGGGTTCGTACTAGCTTGGCTTCTAAGCTCTCGTGCTCGCGCTTGAATCCTGTGCCACCGCACCTGAAACAGTATGCGGTGGACTTGTCGTGCAGGCGAGTGATGAGCAACGAGTTTCCCTCACCACACGCATGGCTGACCCGAACGCGGGTGCCGACCTTCAGTCGTTCCACATGCGGCAGCCAATCGCTGTCAGGTAGTTCGTTGCTCATCTTGTCCTCGCTTTAGATCACCAGATGGCCCACACGCTGGTCGGGCTTGCGGAGACGGTGGTGCCGGAGCTGCGCTCGGTCAGGAGCGGGTTGCCCTTCTTGTCCTTCTGGTCGGTGACGATGTAGACGTTATCGCCGTCGCTCGCCACATCGGCGTCCTTCCCCAGCAGCAGGGTCACGTACTGGCCCGGCACCAGCGCGCCGGGACGCAGGATCATGGGCGCACTGTAGGAACGGGAGGGAGCCGGAGCGCACTGCGCCTGCTGGGCCATGCCGATCATTCGGCACCACCTTCGCCGCCCTTCTCGGCGGCAGCCTTGGCCGCGTCGATGTCGGCCTGGGCCTTCTCGATTTCTTCGCTGCTGAACAGCAGGGCGGTGGCGTCGATCAGATGGAACTCGGCGTCGAAGCCTTCACCGTGCTCGACCTTCAGCTGCACGATGCCCTTCTCGTTCTTCTTGGTGGCCGCCACGGTGCCGGACAGGACGCGCTTGTTCAGGGCGCGGCCATAGACGTAGGCCACGGCATCGCCCGCCTTCAGTGCTTCGATGGCAGCCGCGTTCGCGGCGGCGTTCTCCAGCGCCGCGATCTTCTCGTCGATCTTGTTGACCTTTTCCATCGCCTTCAGGCGGTCTTCGCGCAGCTCGGCCAGCTTGACTTCGGTGTGGGAGAAGGTCTGGGTGGTGGTTTCGTTCGACATGTGTGTGTATCTCCTTGACGTTGTGATTGAGAATGCCCCGTAACGTGGGGCAGACGACTCTCCGAGTAGGTTACTGCTTGGTCTTGCCGAAGATCAGCTCGGAGGTGTAGCCCCCTTCCGACCACTCGACCGGACCATAGTGCCTGCGGCGCAGCACGCACTCCTCGCCCAGCTCCAGCAGCGCGTCCACCACTTCGCGGATCGAGGCCAGCACTTGGTCGATGTCTTCGCGCTGGATGTTGAAGTCCCAGCGCACCACGATGACGTGCTCGTAGTCCGTGCTTCCGTCGTCCTTGCGGACGTAGAAGCCACGGCCCTCGGTCAAGGTGGCACCGCCCACGATGGCGACGCTGTTGTTCAGCGCCTTACGCAGGGCGTCCTGCTGCATGCGGGTGCTCGGGATGGTAACTTCCACCCAGCTGCCGAGACGGGCGCTCATCGCGCACCTCCCAAGGCAGCACGTACTCTCGGGTTCAGAGCCGCACCAGCCCTCAGCTCGGCTGCCCGGCCCTTGATCTTGGTGCGCAGGCGGCGGCGTATCTTGTTGTTCGCACCCATCGCATCGGCAGCGCGCTTCATCTGGTTGTTGCCCACGTTGCGGGTCTGCCCTTGGCCCGGCATGTAGTCCTGCCCCAGCATCCGCCGCAGCAGCGCGTTCTCGATGGGGATTAGCGGCACCGAGACGTGCAGGTAGCGGGAGGTGTCCGGCGCAGGCGGCAGCGAGTTTCCGCCGTGCTGCGGCTTGAACGTCTGCACCACCTTGTCCTTCACGTACTTGGCCGCGCCCTTGATCTTGTCGAGTAAACCCATCAGCGTTTCTCCTTGTAGTGGAAGTAGTTGAACTCCAGCTCGTGCCACACGTAGTACGTGGTGCCGAGTGGGTCGGACATCGCCTGCTCGTTGCGGAGGTCGCAGTAGTCGTTGGCGTCGTCGAGGTTGTCGTAGGTGTGGAACCACGATCCATCCGGCGTTGCTGCTCCGGTGCGGAACCGGCACAGCTTGCCGTCGTCGTCGCGGTACTGGCCGACCACGATCCACGGGCCTCGCCCGACGATCCAGTACAGCAGGATCAGGAGGTGCAGTACGAGCTTACGCATCGGCGTACACCGGCTCGATGAAGTAGCCGTACGGGTTGGACTTGCTGCGCTTGTCGCCGCCACCCTCGACCACCTTGCGGGCAGCGGCGCGGGTCGGGAAAAGCATGTTGCTCTCGCGGTTGTTCTTCTCGTCCCCGTCGATGTGGACGGTCGCGCCAACCTCGGTGGAGTTGCAGCAGCTGATGAAGTCGGTGTCGCACTTGATGCGCCAGCCCAGCACGGGCTTCACGCTGCGCACCTTGTCACCGAACTCGCCGACGCCGTAGTCGAAGTGCGGGGACTTGAAGGATTCCAGCTCGCCGATACCGGCGCGGGCCTCGGCGCGCTTATCCCACACCACCACGGTGTTCGGGTAGGTGCCGTCACGCAGCGCATCGGCGAGGCTCGGAGTTGCGGCGGGCTTGATGACGGACAGGATGGCCTGCACTTCCTCGGCGGTGGCCGGGCGGGTGCCGGTCAGGCCGAGGTTGGCGACGACGCCGACGATGGTGTTGGTGCTCTTGGCACGGGTGATGCCGAAGTAGGTCTTGCTCATGGTTGATTCTCCTGATTGACGGGTGGGACTTCGTACTCCTCAACATCGGCGATGTAGTTGGTAGTTTCGAGACTACTCGCCCATGCGTCGGCTCTTTCTCGGTTGTCGAACACCCAGCCATCAGGTGCCCCGAGGTGTTGTCCCGAGTACCACTGAGCGCCGGTGAGCAGGCTCGTCATGTGTACCCGGTAACGCAGCTCGACCTCACGCATACCAGCGTTCCACGCTATGCTCGTGGGTCACGAACTCTTTCCACTGGCGCGGCTGCGCAGCCAGCTGCATCGGCGAACGCTTACCGTTATGTCGCCGCTTGAAGATGACGGGGATCATGCGATGTGCCCTCCTTGTTGGGCGTGATTCCAAAGCTGCGCCCTCGTTGGAAGGCGCAGCGGTAGATCACGTGCGGTTCGGGTGCCACTTCACGCGGTAGCGTGAGCGCAGTGCGATGTTGGTGCGGGTGTTGATGGCGCGGCGTGCGGCGTCGGCGCTCGGGAACTTACCGCACAGGTCCGGCAGGCCGCTGCGATCCCAACCGAACAGCTTGTGGCAGTATTCCACCACATAGTAGCCCCGGTCGCTCTCCGGGCCGTCCTTGGTGTCGTTCGGGACGACACGGTAGCGGTCCAGACGAACGCCCAACTTGGCCGCGCGCTTTCGCATCTGCCTGTACGCCTCGTTGCGGGAGGAGTACACGAGGTTGGCCTCGCTGCCGTTGCCGACGAGCGAAGTCCAGACGCCACCGGTGTAGCCGACTTGGTACTGCACGATCCACCCGACCTTGCGCTCCTTGCGTAGCGTGGCTTCGTCCTTCATCAGGCCCGCCATTTGCATGTAGTGGGACATGCCGGGCGCGGCGAGGACGCGCCGCTCCAAGCCTCCGAAGTCCAGCGCGATGATGCTGTCCACGATGCGCGGCTCGGGAGTCTTCGGTGCCGGGACGAGCGCGCCGAAGATCGGCTTCCCCGTAGCCGGGTCGTAGGTGCGCTGGAAGTTCGCGCCCGGCTTGTGCGGCAAGCCCTCCAGCACAGCGTACAGCGCAGCGCCACCGGCGACGTGCGAGAATCGCAGCGTGCCCAGCAGCTCGGCCTGCTCCTTGGTCAGCACCAGCACGTACTGGCTGCCATCGGCTGATTTCATCATGGTCATGCGTCCACGCCCTCCTTGGTAAGTTGGTCGATCATGTAGGAGAGCAGGCGCACCCGGCTCTCGCCGTACTGGTCTTCCCACAGGCTGCCGCTGATACTGTCGAAAGTCTCCTCGGCGTCGGCGGCGGAATACTCGTCGGAGTCCAGCTCGTACCAGTTGCCGTCGTCATCCTCGGCTTCTGTTGGAGCCACGCCGATACCCGGCACAGGGTACAGGCTGTTGCCCGAGAACTCCGGCCACGACCGGAACAGCTCGTCGCGCAGCTCGGCCCACACGCGGCCCAGCTCAACGCGGGTGGTCTCGTGGTCTCCGCCGTACAGGGCCGTCAGCTCGGGCGGGAACTCGTCGGTCCTGTCGATGAAGCATTCCTTGACGTTCCAGCAGATGCCCATGCGGTCGTCGGCGTGCGGAATCGCTTCGCCCCCGAAGTCGTTCTCGACCTCGGCGCGCAGGGCCATCAGCCCTTTGAGGACGAAGGCCGCTTGCGCGGCCCCGTACTTCTCCGACAGGCGGTTCATGCCTTCACCTCGGCGCTCTTGCGCTTGCCGCCCGTGCCGTGGCGTGCCTCGTACCGCTCGGCGTCGCGCTTGCGCTTGGCGAGTCGCTTTTCGTGCTCGTTCATCCGCAAGTCCATAACGCAGCGGGAGCGAGTGAACTGGAAAAACCGGAGTTTCGTGCGGGAGCGTTCGAGGTTGGCGTTGCCGTGCATAGTGGTGCCTCCATTTGGCACTGGTGGGAAAGCGAAAACATACAGATTGAAGCCCACTCAGGAAAGCCGTCGAGTCGGACGATCCCTCATTCTCGATTAGAGCCGACAAGCAAGGTTTGCGCAGTGCATTACCGAATGCCGGGAGTGAGCTTCAATCTGTATGCCCCTTCGGGTTGTCAACCTTACTCCGGGCATACAGTGCCATAGTCATCGTGTCCCGTAGGCTTGCACGTAGCCCGCCAGATGCGGGAGCTTGGAACTGCCCCAAGCTATGACCGGCTTCCCATATTCCGATGGGTTGCTTCCCGTGGCCGACTCTCACGGCAGATGGGAAACCCTAGACGTTAGCTCTAGGTAAAGCGGCACCAGTGTTGCTAGTCTGGTGGATTCATCGGCCCTTTTAAATGCCGGTTCATCCGGTTATCCGCTAGTGCTACGTTTTAGCTTGGCGGTCTACCTAGAGCTATCCCATTAGCTCCGTCGCAGGCTTCCCGTTACACCCTACCCGTTAGCGGTAGTCTTAGCTGATCCTTCAGCCGTGGTGCCCATACTAGCACACCGTCGAATCTCTGTCAAGCCCTAAGCCTCTAGCCTAGCTGGGCGTCCTGTCGCCACCATCCTACCACATAAGCCGGTAGTCCGCTTTGCAGCCGTTCCGCCTTTCAGGTTTCCCGACCGTTGCCGCATAGTAGCTTATCCGTTGCCACCTGTCAAGCTATCCGAGTGTACGCTCACTTGCGCCTTGTTCGGAACTCTCGCCCATGTACCCTTAGCCCGTTTGTAAGCGGCGCCACTACGGCAGACTTTCACTTGACTGGTGACTAGCTTACCACATAGCGGCCAGCCTGTCAACCCTTTGCGTTCCGATGCTTGCCGTTAGACTCGCATCGACGACCGCAGGGAGGATGTTTAGCTTATCGCTTGCCACCTGTCAACCCCTTGGAACACTTCCGGCTAAAGACAGATACGCCAATCGTGGCAATGCCCTATGTCGTATGTGTACCAAAAGGGAAACGATACAGATGTCGTCCTCCCGTCCTCCACTGCGTCCGCATCATAGCCGGTAGGGTTGCCCCTGTCAAGCCCCGCGTTCGCCCTGTAGGCCCGTCGGTGGCCGCGTGGTGGCATCCAATGTGCCCCCTGCGCCTCAACGTGGAGCCAGTAAACCACACTCCCGCCAGCTTGTCTAATGACGATTCGTTATATGACTGCTACGGTACACTGGTGTTGTAGCTGACCAGCACACCTCCCCGCGAGACAAGAGAGGCACCCGCGCACCCGCGCGCAGGCCCACGCACGCGCCCACGCGCCCACGCGGGCACGCACCCGCACGCACCCACGCCCACGCACGCGCGC